ATACTTGAGCATGCTCAAGCTGGTACTGAGATAGGTGGTAATTAAACTCCACCTCAGCATGGAATATAGCCGGCTCGTCAACGAGCACCTGACGCTTCACGTGCAACTGATGTCCGTACGCCCGAAAACACCCGATCTTCCCAGTACCGTTATTTTCGGTACCTGAGAATTGATCGAGGTCTAGGGAATACGTAACTTCAGCATCTGCACCTGTGAACTGCGCCGGGATAAAAGGGAAGCTATAATGCTTCGTCCTTAAACGGCCCTGGTTCTGAACAAGATTGTTCATTTTCTTGCTCAGACCGGCAAATGCGCGGAAAACCGCGCAAATGTCGCTAAACAACGGTAGAAGGTTGAACTCCGCTTGGAGATAACCATCAGCCGTCGAGTGGAGTAACTCTCTAAGGGTTAAACCCTGGTCAGGATTAAAACTCTTCCTGATCAAACTGAAGGGATTACGACCAAGTGCCTGTTTTCCGTTCTTTACGAACTTAGACAAGCGCGAAATCGTACCTTTCAAGTTAGAGAGTGTATGAGGAAGCGATTTGAAGTCTTTCAGCTCAATAATTGAGTTGATTAACGACAACTCTGCCTTAATATGGGGAAGCATGTTTTTCAACGATGCTTCGACCAGATTAGACAATCCAGTAGGTTTGGGTACAAAACTCAAACTACCAAGGACGGTCTCCGTCATACTAGGGAGGCCAGCATAATGCTGACCAAACACTCCGAACCGGTCTTTGAACCTACGGTAAGTGGCGACGACCTTACGGTCAACGCCGCCGACCACAGGAACATAGACACCCAACGAAGTTGGGGAACCTGAGACCCAGGGTATAATACCAGCAGAGTCGAACGGTGTGTCGTCGACCATGTAGCCCTTATAGGACTGACATGGCTTCCACACACCGGAACTACTCTTAAAGCTTAGATCGTTTCGAGTAACTACTCGACCGTCATCTAAGGTTTCGGTACCATATCCGGGGACTGTATCCAAGAAGCGATGATAAAGGCGTAAATATTCGCCCGTCATATACTTCAGGTTAACAGTCTTGAGAACGCCTGGACTAGTGGTAAACGTCTGAACGACGCTAACATTAGTCTGTGCGGCTTTCTCATAGTCCTTCAGTTCGCGGTATCTAAACATAACGATAAGTGTCAGTAACAAACTGACTTGAGCCATAACGACAGGTTACGACCCTACTATTAGATCACTGACTTAGTTAAATGCTTACACTCAACGTCTTACGACGTGAAGCTTGGGCACGCTCACTAAGAGTAGCGTAGCGTTGATGTTTCCATCAACACGAGGAGAGGCCTGATGAGGG